GAGCAAGTGATTTGTATGGACATCGTAAACGAGAATAAAGATGATAAACTAGCTGCTGCCTCCACTCCATACAGGGGGTTAGACAACAAGCACGATGTATTTAACACTCAGCTTACAGTAATCAATGGATTGCAATCATCTCTTCGTAGAGGCGACTTATATACCGACAAATACCAACTTACCTCTAACGCATCTGCCACTCAGTTTGAGGACAGGTTTGAGAATCTATTAGCTGGTTGGAGTATGGATTTAGTTATAGAGACCGCCAATACGGATATGCAGCTTATTAACGCAACAGGAGACGCTTGTAGATAATGGATATAGAACTCAAAAATACCGAAGCATACTTAGAAGGTCTCATAGAGGATATGATTGAGTTCACTAAAGGGGAATTAGACAGGTCTCGCAGTAGAGGTGGGTTTAACGCAGCTATTACTGACTTAGGTAATCTAGCCAACAGCTTAAAGAAGGCTGTAGATAAATCTAATGGTGAGTTTAATATGGAAGGTCTTTCTTATGCTCACGCAATAGATGACGGTACAGACGGAGGTTATAGACCTCCACTAGACAAAATGGTAGGATGGGTTAGCCGAAAGGTAAAGACACTGACAGACGCAAGTGGAAAGAAAACACTTGATAGAACAGAATCTAACCTAAGAAGCGTAGCTTACGCCATAAGCACAAAGATTTATAGTAGAGGTATAAACAAAACAGAATACTTGTCAGCGATAGCGCAAAAGTACAATGACTTAATATCATCAAACATATCTGAATACCTAGTTGAAGACGTATTAGTGGACTTAGATACAATAATGATTGATGCTGGTTATATTAGAAAGGGAAACACTTACGAACTAAAGAAATAGAATGGCACAAATAATCAATACAAGGAGTCCGTTTTACATAAAGGTGTCAGATAGCACACTCGCAACAGCTACACTTCAGCTCTACATATATGAGGGCGCAAAAGACACAACGCCTGACGCTGCGGATTTAAAGTACACTATAACTAAATCAGAGCTTGAAGCTAACAATTACGTTGTGTTTGAGGTATCAGAACTCATAAGAGATTACATAGACGTTAAGTACGATGGAGAGTATGATAGCTATTGCGTGTGGGCTAATGCAGTTATAACCGCCACACAATCAACTGGAGCTCCTGTATCATCTCCCACAGTGTTCCCTAGTGATTACGCAAATCAATTTATTGCTGTAGATGGATATGGTTACTTTGAGGAGGGCGTAAATCCTGAACCAAGCCGTTCGCTTCTACAGTCAAACGAGATAATGTATCGACCAGAGGACGGCAATATAAACATTCCTATCTTTGCTGAAGACACTAATAGTGTGGCGTACTACAACAATGGAGTGATTGTTAGAAGCCAAACAATATCTGACAACGATAACACTGACCAAAAGATTCAATACATATCTGTATCAGGAAACTCAGATAACGCCACATACGAAGAGAGAGTTCTGGAGGATGGCGGTACACTTGAGTCATCAAAATGCCTTGAGCAATTCCTAAACTATCTCGACATAGGTAAGGTAGATGAGATTGTTGTAGGTTATGATACTGATGCTGGTTCTGCTGCTCACATTATAAAAGTAAGAAATCTAGATTGCTCTATATATGACCCAATCAGAGTTACCTTTGTAAATAAATATGGCGCATTACAGGATTTATGGTTCGACAAGAAAAGTATTAATTCAATAGAAGTGCAATCAAGCGACTACAAGTCATCTGTGATGAACTTCTCTTCTAACCCAACTTATGATACCTCCGTACATCAGAACAGAGTATTAGATTTAGTAGGCAAGGAAAGCATCACAATGAACACTGGCTACATAGACGAATCATTCAACGAGGTATTCAGACAGCTTATGTTATCGGAACAAGTGTGGATGACCAGATTGACTGATAAAGAAGAAGTAATGCCTTTGCGCCCTAAAACACAGTCGTTACAATTCAAAACTAGAACTAACGATAAGCTCGTAAACTATACAGTAGAATTTGACTTTGCATTTGACAAGATAAATACTATTCGCTAATGAATAAGGTAAATCTATACATAAAACCTGTAACAATAGTAAATGGAGACCAAGTTCAAGGAGACTTTCAGCAAGTGGACTTCTTTGAAGACGAAACGATTTCTGTTACGTCTAAGATACAAGACATTCGTGATATATCTAAAGTATTCACTGATTTCTCTCAGTCATTCACTCTACCAGCTTCTAAGTCTAATAATAAGATATTTAAGCACTTTGACAATTACTTTATATCTGATGGTGCATTTGATGCTAGAAAGAAAGTAGATGCTGTATTAGAGATAAATTACATACCCTTTAGAAGAGGTAAAGTCTTTCTGAATGGCGTAAAGATGAAGAACAACAAAGTACATTCATACAATGTGACTTTCTTTGGTAACACGGTTACAATAAGCGACCTGTTTGGAGATGACGAAATCAGTCAATTAGACCTAAGCGCATTTGACCACGCCTACGGAGCTTCAGACGTGCAGACTGGACTTACTACTGGGTATTTCTCAGAGTCAATCATATACCCCCTCATAACACACACTCAAAGATTATACTACAACTCAGACACAAATCACAGCGCAACAACTCTTGACGGAGACTTAGCCTATCACAATAATAATTCCCATAACATAAAAGTTGCGCTTAGATACGACCAGCTAAAGCCTGCGCTGAAAGTAAAGGATATTATATCTGCTATAGAAACAAAGTACGGAATAGACTTTGTTGATTCTGATTTTATATCCACTGGAGCTATAAGCAATTTATATATGTGGCTTAGTAAGGAAAAGGGTAAAGCAGGTGGCGGACAAAATAACGCTAAAACATTAGGCTCTTGGTCTAAAACAAGCGGAGATAGTGTGCTTGATATTGCATCTAACGGAGAGGATTTCACGTATAATGAGGGAACTGAATGTGACCCTACTGACGTATGTTACTCTAATTTCAGATTAAGTTTAACAATAACGCCCTCCGCTACATATGATGATAAAAAATATGACATTGACTTCTATAGGGATGGTTCTGTTTATTCTACAGTGTCAAACAATACAGGTACTACAACTCACGTTTTCGGAGGTAGCCCACTAGACTTTTATGGCGACACTCTTAAATTTGTAATAAGAACTTCAGAAGTGTTGTTCTTTACTCCTACAATGACTGCAAGTGTGGAAAGAGAGGAGCAAGACTATCCTGATGACCCTATATTTGAAATTATTCAAGGTAATTATTCTTGCGGTACACTTTCTTCTGTAGGTAGAATAATAGTCTCTACGCAGATGCCTAAAATGAAGGTGATGGACTTCGTCTCTGGATTACTCAAGATGTTTAATCTAACTGTTTATTACATAGACGATGAGAGTGATGCAAACTACGGAAAGATTCGTATGCTGCCTCTTAACGACTTCTACAATGACAATCCAAAGATATTCGATATAACAAAGTACGTTGACTCATCAGAGCACGATATAGATTCGACAGTACCATTTAGTGAGGTAGACTTTGAATATCAGAAGCCTAAAACCCTTTTGATGAAACAGCACGAAGAGTCGTTTGGACATATATTTGGCGATGAGGAGTTTAAGCCTACTGGTGTGGACAGAGGTAAGCCATACAAGATAAAGTTGCCATTCGAGCATATGAAGTACGAGAGACTTTTTGATGAGGACGATAATGCAAGAACTAACATTCTGTGGGGTTATTCTGCTGGAGATAACTTTAAGCCAAACACTTCTGACGATGAGGCTCAAGGGAATCCATCAGCTAATTTTGACCCTGTACTTACAAAGCCAGTATTGTTTTATGGTATAAGAACGAACACAGGAACATCTTACAGAATAAATTATCAGACATCAAGTAATACTCACACTCAGTTGTCAAATTACTTTAGACCATCTAATACAAATGAAAGAGGATATTCTGTAGAAGACCCACTTTACACTGGTACTAACTCAACCTCAACCGCATATAAAGTTCAATCTAGCTTCTTAGGGTCAGCAGCAGATATAGGAGATTACATAATAAACACAACAGACAACATAGTAACTAGAGTCGCATCTATAGACGGCTTAGATATTATTAGTGTCGAGGATGATGTTTTTGATAATGGAGATGGATTTAAGTTGTACAGGATTCCAAGTTACACACTAAACTTTGATAATGAAGTTGACGAGTGGACTATAAGTGACTATGGAGGTTCTACGAACTCACTATTTAAGAACTTCTATCAAACGTATATAGAAGACGCTTTTAATCCAAAGAAACGCATATTCAAGCTAACAGCACATTTACCGAATAGTGTATTACTTAATTATAAGCTAAACGATAGATTTCAGATTGGCGACAAAGTATTTACAATAAATTCAATAAACACCAACCTAAAAACAGGGGAATCTAAATTAGAACTACTAAACGTATTATGATAAAAGATATTATAGATTTATTGCAGCTTTCTGATTGGTATGGCGTATCTCACAACGCAGATATCGCTAAAGGACTATATAAAGCACCAAGTAATTGGGATGATGTAAAAGAGACAGTAAGAAGAGTTAAAGAATCAAAATCATACAGAAATGGCTAAACAAGACATCATAATATCCATACAGCTCAAAGGAGCTGAGGGAGCTAGTAAGTCAACAGACCAACTATCTAACGCAACAAAGAAATTATCTGACTTACAGAGACAAGAAGCTATTGAGGTAGCTAAGGTAAATGAGCAGATAAAGATACAGAAAGATATAAACATTGCTGCTGCAAAGTCAAGTCTTGGTCTTGCGTCTGCCACAGGTAAGACGACAGCTCAGATGAAAGCGTCAAGAGCTCAGTCTGGACTTAATAACGCAATCTTACTCGAAACAGGTCGTTTAGCTTCTGATGCGAGTTATGGGTTTACTGCGATTGCAAACAACTTGTCTCAAGTTGTGTCGTTATTCTCTTCATTTGCTAAGACTGCTGGTGGAGTTGGAGCTTCATTAAAACAGCTTGCAGGCTCTTTAATGGGAACTGGAGGTCTATTAATCGCATTGCAGCTTATAATTTCATTCGGACCTCAGATATTTGATTTCTTCGCTAAATTGCTTGGAGCAACAAGAGAGCTAAGAGATGCTATGAAGGGTGCTGCTGATACAATCAAAAAGCAAGCTGGCTCATTTGAGATATACACAAGAACCCTTCAGGATGGATGGAAGTCTTCAGAGGAGATGGCTGATGCCACAAAGATGCTAAAGAAAGAGTTTCCTGAGTACATAAAGCTGTTAAAAGATGCTGAACTAAGTTTAGAAGACCTTAAAGACGGTAATGAGGAAGCTATAGCTATAACTAAAGAATATACTAAGCAGATTAGAATACAAGCTATGGCTCGTCAAGCAGCCATTAAGATTGAAGAAGAGGCATCAAAGATAGTTCAGGTTCAAGTCGATAGAGAAGTAAAAGCAAGAGAAAAGGGCTTCGTTAGTGTTAAAGATGTTATGGAAAGGCAAAAGCTCGAAGAGGAGTCCTTAGCGGAACTTACGAAAAAAAGGGAAGAACAAAATGGTAAATTATCTAAAAAGGACACAGTTAATGAGAGAAAAACCAAAAATGCTTTAAAGTACTACAGAAGTATAACTCAACTTAATCAAGATGAGATTGAAGATGCCGAAAAGACTATCGACATCCTTATGGAGTTTACTGACATTCAAACTAAAGACAGAAAAAAAGGATTTGGCAATAGAGAGAGAGACTTTAAGCAGCACCTACTTGATTTAGAAAAATTAGAAGAAAGCTATAGACAGAAAGCTATAGACACTGAGATGATGACTTCTGATGAAATCATAAACGAAGAGGAGAAAAACGCTAAGAATGAACTTAAAATAAGGGTACAATCATTTAAGGATAAACAAAAACTGAGATTAGATGAGTTCTTAGAGACTACTGAAGATGCAGACGAAAGAAAGAAGGCTAATGATGAGTATTATGAATCTATAAGATTAGCTGATGTAGAGCACAGCGAGGTTATGATTCAGCTCGAAGAATCCTTTGAGACAAAAAGAGTTAAACTTCAAAGAAAGAGGTTTGACGATTCTAGGAAACAGCAAGAACGTGCAGATGATATACTAAAGCAATATCTTGATGGAAGAATAGAAACTCAAAAGACATTTGAAGAGGAAAGTAATGAACTTTATTACAATGCGAATGAGAATCGTATTCAGCAGGATATGGATTTTATATCCAAGAGAATTGAGCTTGAGATTGAAGATGTTGCTATTAGAGCTGAATTGCAGAGTCAATTCTTTGCCCTTCAGGATGAACTAAGACAAAATGACTTAGAAAGAGAGTTGTCGGCTATAGATGCTAAGAAGAATGTTAATATGGAGTATGTCGGATTCGCTGAACAGACAGGCTCTTTACTTGAGAAGTTGGGTAATCGTTCTAAAGCACTTGCTAATGTGGCGTTGGCTGTAGAAAAGGGTGCTGCGATAGCAAAAGTCATTGTTAGTGCTCAAGCATCCATCGCTGCAAAAACTGCATCAGCAAATGCGATACCTGCATTTTTACCGCCATTTGGAACACCCAACCCATCATTCTTAGTGGCTCAAGCAGAAGCTAAAGCATCTAATACAAGAACTAAAGTTAGTGCAGCTTTATCTATTGCAAACATATTAGCATCTTTGATAGGTAAAAAAGGAGCACCTAAAGATACTTCTGGAGGCGGAGGAGCTGGCGGAGGTATGCAAATTAAAGCACCAGACTTTAATGTTGTTGGTGCATCTCAGACATCTCAGTTAGCTGAATCCGTTGCAGGTCAGCAAGCTAAACCAGTAAAAGCATTTGTTGTAGGTAAAGATATATCATCACAACAAGAACTAGATAGAAACATAACAAATACCGCATCATTCGGTTAATATAATAGTATGAGAATTATAGAGCTTTTTATAGACGAAGAAGGGTTATTCTCTGGCATAGATGCCATATCAATAGTAGAGAAGCCAGCAATAGAAGAGAATTTTATTGCACTATCCAAAGAAACAGAAGTCAAACTTGCTGAAGTAGATAAGGAAAAGAAGATTCTTATGGGTGCAGCACTAATCCCCAACAAGAACATCTACAGACGTAATGGTGAGGATGAGTACTACATCTACTTCTCTGAAGACACTGTGCGTAAGGCATCGGAGTTGTTCTTGATGCGTGGTAATCAAAACAAAAGCACTTTAGAGCACCAAGCAGAGCTTAACGGACTGTCTGTGGTAGAATCGTGGATTGTAGAGGATAAAGTGCACGACAAGAGCCGTAAATACGGTTTAGATATGCCTGTAGGTACTTGGATGGTATCTATGAAGGTAAACAATGAAGAGGTTTGGGATGACTACGTCAAGTCTGGTAAAGTAAAAGGCTTCTCTATTGAGGGCTACTTTACTGATGAGGTAGCTATGTCTCAGATAGAAAACCTAGAGGAAGAGAATGAAGCTAAACAAATACTACTAGAGGTTGCTAACGTAATTCTTGGCGACAAATACGAATTCGCTACATACGGAGATTATGGAAGTGGCGTTAGAAACAACGCAAAGCGTGGTATTGAGCTAAATAAGAAGGTAAACAATAAGTGTGCCACCTCTGTGGGGAAAATAAGAGCACAGCAGCTCAGTAGGGGTGAAAAACTCAGTGTGTCCACGATAAAGAGGATGTATTCTTACTTGTCAAGAGCTGCCGAATACTATGACCCAAGCGATTCTAAGGCTTGTGGCACAATTTCATACCTTCTATGGGGTGGAAAGGCAGCATTAGGATGGAGTCGGTCTAAACTGCGTGAATTAGGCGAATTAGAGCTTAATTGCGACTGTCACGAGCTGACTGAGGAGCTTGAGTTAGGATTGTATGATAAGTCGTATAAGGATTACCCTAGCGCAGCCAGAAAGAACGCTAAACAAGCTCTTGCATACTATGATAGTAATAAACCAAGATGCGGAACACCTCAAGCGTGGCAATTTGCTAAATTATTAGCTGAAGGTAAGCCACTGTCTCGTTGTTTGATATCTGAGATGGCATCTTACAATAGGTTTGAGAAAAAGAAGAATGAACCATACAACAAAGGTTGTGGTGGTCTTCTTTGGGATGCTTGGGGAGGAGAAGAAGGTATTCGTTGGGCAGAAGGTAAACTTGACGAGATAAACTCTCAGGAATCTAAGCTAGACTTATCGTCTAAAGAGATTGATGGAAGACTCGCCTACGATACAAAAGAAGAAGCAATAAAGATTGCAAAGGACATAGGTTGTGAAGGATATCACACTCACGATGTAGATGGCGATACTTGGTATATGCCTTGCAAGGAACATAAATTAGCTAAATACGATGACAAAGGAAGAATTATTAGAAGCCCGAAAGCTCCAAATTCCGATACTAAAAACCCTGCTCCAAGACGAGGTAGCGATAGCAATCCAAAGGGAGCTGCTGGGAAGGGAAGGGGAGTATCTGTTCCAGCCAGAGTGTTAAAGTCTTTACAGAAGAAAGCTAGTGACTTCAACGAGAAGTATAAATCTAAACTCGGTTACGGAACAACTGTAGGTCAACTGAAATCTGTATATCAACGTGGAGTAGGTGCATTTCAAACTTCACACAGTCCAATGGTAAAGTCTGCCGAGCAGTGGGCACAAGCGAGAGTTAATGCTTATATCTACCTGCTAAAGAACGGAAGACCACAAAACGCCAAGTATATAACTGATTACGACTTACTACCTAAGAAGCACCCTAAAAGCAATAAGAAATGAAAAAGACAGAAGAAACACCAAGCACTACATCTCCACGCAATTCAAAACGTGGGTGCTTATGTAAGAACGGCAGGACGTATTCAAGGAAATGCTGTGACGGAACATTAAGAGCTCAAGGTGTGGGCAAAATCTAACAGAGGAATTATTACTAGTTATTATTATATACTTTAAAGTTAAAATTTTATTATGGAAGGTAAAGCAACTCTTATATTAAAAGACATTATGCAGAAACTTTCTATGATTAACGCAGAAGAAGTAAAAGAAGAAGTAGAGAACGTAGAAGTATCTGCTGAAGAGGTTGCTCCTGAAGTTGAAGTCAAGGAAGAAGTTGCATTGTCTGAAGACGAAGTAACCGAAGAGGTTACAGAACTATCTGACGAATCTACTGAAGAAAAACTTGCTGAAGAAGACGAAGCTGAAAAAGAAGCTGAGGAAGAAGAAGAAGTTGAAGAAGAAGAAGAGGAATTAGAAGATGATAAATATGTTTCCAAGTCTGAATTCGATTCTAAAATCGCTGAACTCAAAGATATGATTGAGTCAATGAAAGGTGAAATGGGTAAGGATAAAGAATCTTACGAGCAAGAAAAAGCTGAATTGAGCGCACAGGTTGAAAAGTTATCTGCTGAACCAGCAGTTGAGCCTATTGCACACAATCCAGACGAAAAACAATCTAAAAACGAGGGCTTTAAGTTCGGTCAAAATCGCCCTCTTTCAACACTTGACCGAGTAATGTCCAAAATAAACTAAATAATAAATAAATTATGCCAACTCCATCAATTACTACTACATACGCAGGAGAGTTTGCTGGAAAGTACATCTCTGCTGCTCTATTAAGCGGTAATACAATCGCACAAGGCGGTATTACTGTAAAGCCTAATGTAAAGTACAAAGAAGTTGTAAAGAAAGTTGCTACAAGCGGTCTTATTGGGAACGCTTCTTGTGATTTTACTGACGCTGGTTCTTTGACTTTGACAGAGCGTATTCTCCAACCTGAAGAGTTTCAAGTAAACCTTGAGCTTTGTAAGAAGGATTTCCGTTCTGATTGGGAAGCTGTTCAAATGGGTTATTCTGCCTATGACAACTTGCCTCCTAAATTCGCTGATTTCCTAATCGGTCACGTTGCTGCTAAAGTTGCAGAGCAAACTGAGCAAAACATCTGGCAAGGTACTGACGCTACTGCTGGTGAGTTTGACGGTCTATCTACTTTGTTAGCTGCTGACGGAACTGTTGTAGATGTTACAGGTACTACTGTTACTTCTGCTAACGTAATCGCTGAACTTGGGAAAATCGTTGATGCAATTCCTTCTGCTGTTTATGGAAAAGAAGATTTGAAAATCTACGTTTCTTCAAACATCGCTAAGGCTTATGTATCTGCACAAGCTGCTTTAGGTTACAGAGACTTATACAATGTCGGTAAAACTGATATGAACTTTCAAGGTATTTCTTTGTTTGTTGCTAATGGTCTTGCTGATAACGATGCTGTAGCTGCTGAGACATCTAACTTGTATTTCGGTACTGGTCTATTATCTGACCACAACGAAGTTAAAGTTATTGATATGGCAGACCTTGACGGAAGTCAAAATGTCCGTATCGTAATGCGATTCACTGCTGGTGTCCAATATGGTATCGGTTCTGACATCGTTCTTTACACCTAATAATTAATCGTCTAATATGGGGGTGCTAAACCCACCCCCTTTTTAATACTTATAATATGGCTTGTGATTTAACTGGAGGAAGATTAAGACCTTGTAAAGATGCCGTAGGTGGGATTAAGAAAATTCATTTTGCAGACTTCGGAGATTTAGGAACGCTAACTTTTGGTAGCAGTGACGAAATCACGGATATGACAGGAACTTTCACTTACCACTCTTACGATGTCAAAGGTAACTCTTCCCTCGAAACTAACATTACGTCTTCTCTTGAGAACGGAACAACATTCTTCGAGCAAGTCGTGAACCTCACTCTATTTAAACTAACTAAAGAAGATAACAAAGAATTGAAGTTGATGGCTTATGGTCGCCCTCACGTTGTCGTTCAGACATTTGATGACAAGTTCCTTTTAGTTGGTGCAGATAACGGTGCTGATGTTACTGGTGGTACTGCTGTTACTGGTACTGCTATGGGAGATTTAAACGGCTATACACTTACACTAACTGCGAACGAACTCCGTATGCCTTCATTTATTGATGGCGGTACTGATAGCGACCCATTTGCAGGTATGTCTAGTGCTACAGCTTCAGAATCTACTCAAAGAGACCCTTCATAAATTCAATAGGGTTATAGATTTAATAGGGGGTGTTTTACATCCCCTTTTTTTATACGCCAAAAACAAAAAGTGCTGTTTTTATTATTTTAATATGCACTTATTAACTACATCTATTGCAGCTCAACAACTAAAGATAGTACCTCGACAAGATGCGAGTTCTGTTACTCTTGAGCTTACAGATAAAACACAGTTCACTACATCGACTGTATCTGTTTCTAAGACATCATCCGACCCTTTTATGATACTAAGTGGCTCGTTCTCTCTTATAGAGAATAGGTCTTATTCTTTTGAGGTAAAAGACGGTAGTGAAATAATATACAGAGGTCTTATCTTTTGTACAGACCAGACTGATGGAGAGAAGTTCTTTGTTCAGGAGGGTGATTACACTTCTGAGACAAGTTATGATAACGAATTTGTAATACTATAATGCACGTTGTAACAACATCTACTGATTCACAAACAATTCGCTTTGTACCCAGAAGACAGAACGATGGAGACGTGACGGTTCGTATTTACGATAAATCATCGAGGAGAGAGATAAATTACAGTTCTTCTTATGTATGGCAAACAACGGACTTGTTGTTTAATGATGTTGACCAAAACTGGAATTCAGAACCACTAGTTGTATTTAATTATGGAGATATATTCTCCACAGTATCAGGTCAATTCAGCTTTAGGGAAAACGAATACTATGGAATTAAGTTAATTGATAATGGAGGGGAGTTGTACAAAGGTATGTTGTTTTGTACAGACCAAACGGACTTTGATAAGTTTGACGTACATAAAAATGAATACATAGCTGAACAAAGCTACGACAATGAATATATAACAGTATGAGTAAGTCTAAAAGAAACACAAATAGAAGAACTATGCCTCAAGCAAAAGATGGTAAGATACACATCGTAAACTTAGAGTCATATTCACGCCCTGACATTAAGGAGTACAGTAATCAAGACTGGATTTCGTATGGCGATGACAACAACTACTTCGAGTTCCTGATTGACAGGTATAATGGTTCGCCAACAAACAACGCTGCAATCAACGGTATTGCAGAAATGATTTACGGCAAAGGACTTGATGCTACTGACGGAAAAGAAAAGCAAAGCCAGTATGACGAGATGAAAGAGCTCTTCTCTAAGGACTGTATGAAGAAAGTTTGCTACGATTACAAAATGATGGGTCAAGCTGCCTTACAGGTCATTTACACTAAAGACAGGAAGAAAATTGCTCAGGTTGAGCATATGCCTGTAGAGACGCTTAGAGCTGAGAAATGCAATTCAAAAGGCGAAATAGAGGCTTACTTTTACCACTCTAATTGGGGAGAGTACAGACAATCAGATAAGCTAAAGAGAATTCCTGCTTTCGGTCAATCTAAATCACCACTTGAGATTCTTTACATCAAGCCCTACCGTGCTGGTTACAAATACTATTCGCCAGTAGATTATCAGGGTGGATTACAATATGCAGAGCTTGAAGAGGAAGTGGCGAACTATCACATCAATAACATTCAGAATGGTCTCGCACCTTCTATGCTTATTAACTTCAACAACGGTGTTCCACCAGATGAGCAAAGAGAAATGATTGAGAGAAGTATCGTTGAGAAGTTTAGCGGTAGTTCTAACGCAGGTCGCTTTATATTGGCGTTTAACGACTCTAAGGAGCTTGCAGCTACAATAGAGCCTGTACAATTATCTGACGCTCACCAGCAGTATCAATTCTTGTCTGATGAATCTATGCGTAAGGTAATGGTATCTCACAGAATCGTATCTCCTATGCTTGTTGGTATCAAAGACTCCACTGGTCTTGGAAACAACGCAGAAGAGCTTCAGACGGCTTCTGTGCTTATGGACAATACTGTTATTCGCCCAATGCAAGTAACTATATTAGATGAGCTTGAGAAGCTGCTTATGTACAATGGTATCGAACTAGATATATACTTTAAGACATTACAGCCACTTGAGTTTACTGACCTAACAAACGCTATATCTGAAAGTGAGATAGAAAAAGAAACTGGTGTAAAGAAAGACCAAGTTGACGAAGAACCTAAAATAGAAGAAGAAGAATAATATGGCAACTGCACTATTTATAAAGAGAGCTGACCTTGTCAAGAACACCGCCTTAAATGGCTCGGTGGACACTGATAAGTTTATTCAGTTCATACACATAGCTCAGGAGATTCACGTTAGAAATTATATGGGTACTGACTTGTACGACAAGATTAGTGCGGATATTATCGCAGGTAGTTTAGCTGGTGATTACTTGGCTCTAATAAATGATTACATTCAACCTATGCTTATTCACTACGCTATGGCTGAGTACCTTCCGTTTGCAGCGTACACAATCGCTAATGGGGGTGTATATAAACATAACTCTGAGAATAGTTCTATCGCCAGCAAAGAGGAGGTTGACTTATTGATTAACAGAGAGCGTGACTATGCGGAGTACTATACTCAGCGTTTTATAGACTATATGAGTTTTAACGCTGACTCTAAGTTCCCAGAGTATTACACTAATAGCAATGAAGATATTTACCCAGACAAAGACGCTTTATTTCACGGATGGAATCTATAAGTAAGTACAAGCCTAAGAAGGGCAACGTGATAAAGCTCAAGAAGTATTTAGAAGGAAGAGTTAAACCGAACAAAATAATAGAGAAAATTGGCTACACTAAATAATCAGAAGATAAAAGACACTTTCAAGGGGTTACTTAAAACCCTTGATAACGCTGAGATTACAGGTCAGGTAGAGATTACTGATGGCGATGGTAATCAAACAGGTGTGTTTATCAATACTGATGGCTCTGTAAAGGTGACTGGCACTACTGAGTTTGGCTCACTCAAAGATACTGGAGAAGATATTACAATCACTAAGTTTGTAGATGAAGCTGACGGTATATCTAACAATGATGACGACAGTTCAATACCTACTTCTGGCGCAGTAAAAGACTACGTTGATACTGGTGTAAATACAAACGCAGCTAATATAAGCACGAATACATCCAATATAAGCACTAATACAGGCGATATAAGCACGAATACGAGTGCTATTGCTCTCAATACAG